TAAGTTTCAAGAAACAAGTCAGATGCTCAAGGAAGAATGTGATTGCACTACGGATCGAATAACAATAGGAAAAAATAGACCAACGGTCACCATCGTAAACTCATTCGAAAAACCACCAGACGACTACAAACCTAAAGAATTAAAACCTAAGGAATCTTTCTAATGAAAACAATTGTACTTGGTCCACCAGGAACTGGAAAAACCACTACGCTTCTTAATCTTGTGGATAAATATCTTAAACAAACAGATCCCAATAGAATAGGTTATTTTGCCTTTACTCAAAAAGCTGCCCACGAAGCCCGTGATCGAGCAATGGATAAATTTAATTTAACAGAAGATGATTTACCCTACTTTAGAACTCTTCATTCCTTAGCTTTCCGAAGATTAGGTATTCAAAAACAAAATGTAATGCAAAAAAGACATTATGCAGATTTAGGAAACAAACTTGGTTTTCCTGTGGACTATGACGAAAATGAACAAGAAATGAATGGAATTTTTTCAACCAAGAGTGATTACCTACGCATTCTTCAATTAGCAAAACTAAGAAATATATCTTTTGAAAAACAATACGATTTAAAAGAACATACTCAGGATGTGGAATTTAATAAACTTAAGATTATTGCTCATGAATTAGAGAGATATAAAAAAGAATATAACCTCGTTGATTTTAATGATATGATTTTAAACTTTATCCAATCGAACGCTTCTCCTAATTTTGATGTTGTCTTTATCGATGAAGCTCAAGATCTATCCTTAATGCAATGGGATATGGTCAAGACGATATGGAATAGAACAGAAGATAATTATATAGCGGGTGACGACGATCAAGCTATTTTTAAATGGGCGGGTGCTGATGTAGATAGTTTTATTACTCTTCAAGGAAAATTTATTAATTTAACTCAATCTTACAGAATCCCAGCCAAGATTCATGAAATTGCTATGAAAATTATTGGTAAAGTTCATAATCGTATTCCTAAATTATGGAAACCTAAGATGAAACAGGGAAAAGTTTCTATATATTCTGACTTTAGAAATATTGATATGGCTCAGGGAGAATGGCTCATACTTACTAGAACACGGTCTTTATTAGACGAACTGGAAGAAATCCTTTATCAAAAAGGATATTTCTACAAAAATAAATTTAAAAAAGCATATGAATCTGATCTCTATGAATCAATTACTCACTGGGAAAAATGGCGAAAAGGTGGAACGCTAGATTATCAAACTGTTTCACAAATCTTTACTTATATGAGTCCACGCCATTTAGAAAAAGAAAAATTAGCGATTATGAATAAGGATAATTTTTATTCTTTAAAAGAATGCCAGAATAAATATGGTCTGCATACAGATAAAGTTTGGTACGAAGCTTTAGATGAAGCACCTTTTAGACGCGTTTCTTACATTAGGAAAATGAGACAAAACGGAGAAAAATTGAATCAAGCTCCACGAATTATTCTATCTACCATCCATGGAGCAAAAGGAGGCGAATGCCAAAACGTTGTTCTTCTCACTGATTTAACAAGACGAACTTACGGGGAGTATGAAAAAAGACCCGATGATGTTAATCGATTATTCTATGTAGGTGCAACACGAACCAAAGAACATCTTCATATTGTAGAACCAAAAGATGTTTATAAAAGTTATCAACTATGAGTGTATGGAAAAAACAGGTTGGTGGAAAACATTATATCAAATATAAAATGCAACCAAGTCAATTCGTAACCGAAAATAAATTGCTTTATCCTGAAGGAAGTGTTATTAAATACATTGTACGACATCAAGATAAAGGAGGAAAGGAAGACTTGTTAAAAGCCAAACATATGATCGATATGATTATTGAAAGAGATTACGATGATCAACCCAACATTAAACCTTTACCTCCAGGATATACCTTAACAACCAAATGAGCATTCAACCCCCTCTATTTGCACCGCAAACCGAATGGCTTCCTCCAGAAACCTTTCCTAACTTATCCAAGTACGATGAAATTGCTATTGATTTAGAAACCAAAGACGTCAACCTTATAAAAATGGGATCAGGATCCGTAAGAGGAGACGGTGTCATTACAGGCATTGCCGTCGCCGTTAAAGATTGGTCGGGCTATTATCCTATCGCTCATGCTGGTGGAGGCAATATGGACAGAAAAAAAGTTTTAGAATGGTTTAGAACTGTTCTAAAGACCGATGCCACTAAAATTTTTCACAATGCAATGTATGATATTTGCTGGATCAAGACTCTTGGCAATATTGCCATTGGGGGAGATGTCGTTGATACGATGATTGCCTCAGCCTTAGTCGATGAAAATCAATTACGTTATGATCTTAATCATTGTGCCCGTCGCTATACAGGACAAGGCAAAGATGAAGGAGCTCTTTATAATGCAGCAAAAGAATGGGGTGTAGATCCAAAACAAGAAATGTATAAATTACCAGCCATGTACGTTGGAGCTTATGCTCAGCGTGATGCAGAATTAACATTGGCTCTTTGGCAAGAATTAAAAAAAGAAATTGAGCATCAGGATATTGAGGCTATTTTCAAAATGGAAACCGAACTTTTTCCTTGTCTGGTTGAAATGCGGTTTCTCGGAGTAAGGGTAAATCAAGAACAAGCAGCGATCGAAAAGGAAACATTACTGGAACAAGAGAAACAATTACTTCATGAAGTAAAACAAAGCACGAACGTTGACGTTCAGATTTGGGCAGCAAGGAGTATAGCCCAGGTCTTTGATAAACTCAAACTTCCCTACGATCGAACCATTAAAACCAAAGCACCTAGCTTTACTAAGAATTTTTTATTTAATCATCCTGATCCTATTGTTAAAAAAATTGCTAAAGCCAGAGAAATTAATAAAGCCCATACTACCTTTATTGATACGATCCTTAAACATACACACAATGGACGTATCTATGCTGAGATTAATCAACTGCGAGGAGATAATGGTGGAACGGTAACAGGGAGATTTAGTTATAGTAACCCGAACCTTCAACAAATTCCAGCACGTAACAAAGATCTTGGACCACGGATCAGGTCTTTATTCATCCCTGAGGAAGGCCATACATGGGGTTGTTTTGACTATAATCAACAAGAGCCTAGGTTGGTAGTGCATTATGCTTCACTTCAAAATCTGCTCGGAGTAGAAGAAGTTCTAAACGCCTATAAAGATGGAGACGCAGACTTTCATAGTATTGTGGCTGATATGGCTAACATCCCTAGATTTCAAGCGAAGACTATTAATCTAGGATTATTTTATGGAATGGGAAAGAATAAATTGCAAGCTGAACTAGGAGTCAATAAAGAAAAAGCTGAAGAAATTTTTAGCCAATATCATACCAAGGTTCCTTTTGTAAAACAACTGATGTATGCTGTTATGCAACGCGCACAGAACAGTGGAAAAATTAGGACTTTACTCGGTCGATTGTGCCGATTTCCTTTATGGGAACCTAATCAGTTCGGGATTCATAAGGCATTGCCTCATGATCAAGCGCTCTTGGAACACGGACCAGGAATTAAAAGAGCATACACCTATAAAGCTTTAAACAAATTAATACAGGGATCTGCTGCCGATATGACCAAAAAAGCTATGATCGAATTATACAAGGAAAAAATTATACCCCACATTCAAGTTCATGACGAATTAGACATTTCTGTGCATAATATAGAAGAAGCAACCAAAATAAAAAACATTATGCAGAATGCTGTAACCCTTGAAATTCCCAACAAAGTAGACTATGAATCTGGCCCCAATTGGGGTAGTATCAAATAGGAGGAAACTATGGAAAAAGTGAAACAACTTTGGACATTAGCGAAAGCTAATCCAAAAATATCTACCGCTATAGCGGTAGCGATTGTTGCCATTTATTTTTTAGCAACTTAGGAGTTTTATGATAAATGGCCTATCTAAATGTAAACACACCGGCGATCTATGCTCAGATCCGGAGAGAATATCTTTATGATCTTAAAGAACATCATGGAGAAGCTGAAGACTGTCTCATTTTCGGGCTGGCTAGTATCACTGGTCGACCGATTTTGTTCCATGCCATTATGGAAAATGGTGCAGTCTTCTACCGTTTGCCAATCTCTGCGTTCATACAAAAAGACTATGATGTCAACGCAGTTCCTAGGATGCGACTTGACGAGCTGGAGTTATGGAATTGCTTTAGTTACTATCCTAGCGTTACTTCTTTTGATGTCTTGGACGGTCAGTCCGGTAAATTCATAGGAAAAGATAAGAAATGGTATG